TCTGGTTATATTTTTTTATGTATTTATAAAATATATGCCTTCTTACATATATTTTACGAATCCGAATCGCATAACCAACTCTTCAAAATTGCCTTCCGTATCACGTTTTTATATGAAGCCCCTTTTTTCGGACAATTCCGCTGTCTGCTATAAGCCAGGAAATTTAGCCACTGGCAATGCTGGAACGGTAAGAAACGCAAGTGTTAAATCCAAACGCATTTAAGGTTCGGCTATATATTCCATATGCCTCGATCGATCTAGCCAAATATGCATTTCTCCCATTTTCGTTTTGCCTTGGAATATTCTTTCATTTTCCAATGCAAAATAAGGCGCTTCTTTTATTATTTTTTTTAAAGCTAAATGCGCGTCTTCTACGTTTCTAATGGCGTCACCAAATCTTCTGTACCCGGATGTCTCAACTTCTCTTGTCCCAAATCCTTCTTCTTGTTCTCCTTGGCTCACTAAATATTCATCTGCATAGACAACTCCGTTTAATATGCCTCTGATTAGCTCCGAATTTTCACCCCTATATTTATTCGCAGATGTTTTTCGAAGCACGTTCAAAAGCCTTAAATCGTGAGATTTATTTCGTTTAATTGAACTAATGTAATGAGATATTCCTTCAGGGGTTTCTTTTTCCATGAAATTGTAACCAAAATCTTCACCACATTTGCTTATTTTATTGTTTTTTCTATCATATACATCACAAGCTTCTCTACCGCAAAGTCTATCATAAAATGTCTTTGAATTCATGCCACCATCTACCATATAAGATCTGCCGTAGTCAATTATTTTTATAACGCCAAATGTGTTAAATTCAACAGTTGAACTGTCTGGGTAATTATAAATCATTCTAATGTATTTGTCCATTGAATCAAAAGTTTCATGAGAACTTGGAATGAAAACGATTGCGTTTCCAGGATGCAAATCATAATGAGTAAATACATTGCATAATTCAGCAAGAGGGCAATAGATTTGATATAAAAAACTCACCAAATGAATGGTTAAAAAATTCTTATCGCGGACATTTTTTTGGAATAATTTAAACATAGATTTGGCATTTTTAACATGTTGAATTAAAACTGCACAATAAATAGATTCGTTACAAGAATAATCTATCAGATCATTATTTAAAAAAGATTCGTAATTAAAACCCGCAAGTCGTTCTAGCCCGTTTGTTATATTTGAAATTGTAGGTGGTCTACCACGTTCGAATGTTTTGTGTAAATCGCGATCACTATAAAAATAAGATCCATAAGTTTCTAAAAAACAAGGGTAAACCTTAGTCATTTTATTTATAAAAATTCCAACAAAGGCTTCGTAAAATAAATTATCAGAGTATTCAGTTAAAGAAGATTTTAAAACTGTATAAACTTTGTAATGCTCGCGTTCATAAGGAATTTCCATAACAAATCCGTTCGCAGAAGGCTCACCTATCCTTTTTACCTTATCGGGAATAATATATTTGAAGTCAAAATTATGAAATAATTTCTTCATTGTGTCAATTCCCTTCCCGAAAGCCAGACATTCTCCTGAATCTGAACAAACGGTTTGTAAATACTGTAATCTCCTAGGTGTCTCAGTTTTTTTGAAGAATTTTTGTATTTTATTTGCCGCACGCTTACGCGTTTTCGATCCAGGCGAACGCTTCAAAGGTTTTACTCTCGTTGATCTTCTAGATAGACGATCTGGTTCTTCTTCCAAGGCGTCAAAAAATTCTTCTTCCTCAGCGTCAAAAAATTCTTCTTCCTTAATACCTGAGAATGGTCCATGGGAACTTCTCGAAAATGGTCCATGGGAACTTCTCGAAAATGGTCCATGGGAACTGCTCGAAAATGGTCCATGGGAACTGCTCGAAAATGGTTCCGAAATACTTGCTTTATCTGAAGTGGACGCCGCCTGTGTCAAACTCTTTTTTTTTTGACCAGATAATTGTGCCGTTAGACTTTCTTTAGTTACCCCTTTTCCGGTAGATCTTATCCCTTGCTGTTGTGCCATTTTTTTGATATCACTATATGACAATTCCCTTAATCTGACTAAATCCATATATATATAATAAAATAAATTATTTATGAATATAACCCTTGGTGCTTTTCTTTCTTACAATATTTACGGGTTCTCTGTCCGAATGTATATCATTATGACATTTTTCGCAAACCGTCATTAAATTAGCTGGATGATTCTTATGAAAAGTCCCAATAAATCCATCCTGGTCCGCATTTTTTTGAGGATCCAAATGATGAATTTCTTCGCCTAGCTCCGTCTTGCATAATTCACATATTCCTCGAATTTTCTTTGTATTATATTTTGCTGCTTGATGGTCTAGCTCACTCTTTGCGAAATATTTCGAGCGAATCGAATACGCTTGTTCCAAGAATTCTTCGTCTAAATGCAAGGATTTACATACTTCTAAACCATACATTCTTGTCCCCGGTCCGTCGCATAGTTTGCGATCATAAACGAGCGCGTCTAGTTCGCGATCATATAAAACAGCCATATGTTTCAAAGCGAGTCTATCAAGCGCCTTGATTTCATCGTAGCCAATAATTTCGTGAAAATGGGTAGCAAACACGAACGACGCCCGCTTTTCGTGTAAATTTTGCAGCCCGGTGACGAAAATGCTTAGAGCGGACTCCATTTCCGTTCCCGAACATAGCTCATCTCCCAAAATCAAGCTATTTTGGTCCGCCATCTTCAAAATAATACGCAACTCAGACATTTCCACGGCAAACGTAGAAAGACCCTTGAATAAATTATCATTTCCAAGAATGCGTGAAAATATTGCCTTATAAGGTCTGTAAATAAACTTGGAACAAGGGACATACAACCCAGCCTGCGCCATAATTACCGCGATTCCAAGGGCGCGAATAAGACTCGTCTTTCCGACCGCGTTGGTCCCGTATAATAAAATGCCGTCTTGACCATTATTTCCAAGACTCACATCATTCGGAACATATATTTCATTCTGTTGTATGTGTTCTATTAAACAATGTCTTAGATCCCGTGCATCTACAAAAGATTGGTCTTGGTTATTAATAACAATCTCTGGTTTACAATAATGATACGTCTTTGCGATATAAGCCTTGCTCTGTAAAACGTCTAGCTTCGCGATTTGTTCCGCGATTTTTTCCAAGGCAGTATACCAGTCGTTTTCGAATTTTGTTAGAACCTGATGATAAGCGGCAATATTCCATCGATTTAGCGTGTCTTTTTGGTAGATCATTTCCTTGCAAATCTTGGATAAAATAGGAATGTCTATTTCATCAGAACTAGCATTAGCGCTTATAAACTTGACGTCGAGAACCGATATGGAAATATCTGAATCGGGAATCTGGCAATTTGATCCGTTATCCATAGTTAATAACGCGGCTTTTAATGTAGTCGCGCGCTTCTTGGTAATTTGTAATGTGACACCCGATTTTTCCGTTTCGTGAATCTTCACATATTCCGTGGTATCTGACGGATCCTGTTTCCGCATAATTCGATTAAAAAATACGTATATAGCATTGAACCGTTTTACGTTTTTTTTATACGAATTCACAGCTTCGTCGAGTTCCAAACAAATTCCCGGTTTTACTAAGGATTCCTCCATGTTTTGCCAAGACGAAACAAGTTTACAACGATCCATATATAAATTCTCGTCCAAGAAACCGAGGACTTCGATACACTTGATCTCGCTCGTGGATCCCAACGATTCCAAGATTTCCGGCAATTCGGCGAAACAAATCGCCAATTGATGCGCATTCAACACCGATTCATACAACTGATAAATCGACGATGGATAGATCTTACGCAAAACAATCTGCCGACAGATTTTCTCAACGTCGCGAATCTGACCCAGGATCTTTCGAACGGAATCAATCATATCATAAGCAGCGGGTTCTAGCATGCGGGCAGTCATCGCATATTCTTGATTCAGCCAATCGATATTCGTTGTGGGCGACACTAGCTGACTCTGGAATTTGCGTTTCCCCATTGCCGTGCAACATTTATTCAAAAACGTTGCCACAGAAGCCAGATTCCCCTTTTTCTTCCCATCTTGGTTCGCATCGTCCAAGATATTCAATTGTTTCAAAGTATGGTTTGCAAGTAACATCTTCTTGGAACTCTGGAATCCAGGGACGGCGATTTTCTTCACCAAATTAGGATTATGTTCTTGAACAAAGTCGAGCAAATAACAAAACGCCTGGGTCGCAGTGGGATACATCGAAAACTCGCCGCATGTTTGAAGGGACTCTTCGCCATAAAATGTATCCAAGATATGTTGAACATATTTCTGTTGCGCACATTTCGCGGCTTTTTCCGAGGTTTCCGAAGAAACGCGGTGAACTACCGACGTCCGGATTCCCGAAAATTGTATTACTGAATTAATAGTTTGTTCCGACAGCCCACTAACCAAAATAACCTCGCTAGGATTATTCACAATAACCGCGCGTTCTAGATCGTCGAAAGTCGTCGGGTTCATTTCAAATGAGTGTTGGAATTCTGACAAACTCGACTTCCCGGTAAACGTATTCGCCACGGCGATTCCACAAACAATCGAATCTCTGGTCTTCGACCCACCCGCTGCATTTCTCGCCGTGGGCTTGAAAACGTCGATCCAAACGCACATAATATTATTCGTCATTTGAGGTAGATTATCGGTTTCGTAAGAGACGTAGGTGCCCGCGGAATGCACGGAATCCAAGACGCGCGTAATCGCCTTGCCACTTTTATCTTGGACATAAACTACAGCTGTATATCCCTGTTCCGTAATTTTCTGCAAGTATTTATCCAAGGTATAATCCCGAAATCCCGCCATCATTACCTGACGTCCGTCGTAAACCACCTTCTTTTCGCTGATATTCAGATTACATATTTGGGAGAATTCTAGTATCTGGGAATCTTGAACGTCCCCTGTCCGAGGGCATTTGAATCCATAGACCTCAAAAAACGCCCCGACTTGCATTAAAAGCACAGTAGCTGGACCGTACTTTTGCTGATATGTTTTCGTAATATTGATATAATCCCCATAAATAGAAACCGAAGGTTCCGTCATAGTATTATAAGGATAAATATAAATATACCGAAATTATATCTATATTGTTTACCAAAACAATTTACGGCGACAAAGGTCGGACAAACGGTCCCCGGTTTTGCATCAAATAAGATGCGCCGAGTCTACTTACAAAATCTGATACCCGCACCATAAATTCCTAGGTCGGTTTTTCAGAAATTCCGAAGAAAAGACCCACGGGAAAAAAAAATGGACAGACAAAACCTTGTCCAAAATCTAAAAGCTGGTCTTAGAATTTCAGAAAAAACGAAAAATGGGCTGTTGAAGTCATATGCAGCCAGTCGTTTTTCTCAGTTGAAAAAAGTCTTACCATAACTTTTTCGCGTTTTGTCCGCGGACGTTTAGCGATGTAAAAGTGTGTTGCATATATATGAAACAAATTACATCAAATTACATCGACGTTCGTCGCTGCGAAAGTTGCAACTTTGAATGCAGCAAAACCGGCGACTGGAATCGACACATAACCACTGCAAAACATCGCTCTCGAGCGGATTGCAACAAAATGAAACAACCGATTACATCGCAGCATTTATCGTTTGACTGTAAGTGTGGTTATGCATGTGCCTCACGATCAAGCATGTGGCGACATAAGAAGAAATGCGACCTCTCTGTGCCGCAGATGATAAATGAAGACACCATTCGCGATATTCTGAAAACGATTGCAGTGTCACATCAGCAGAACGAGGACTTCAAAAAACAGATTCTGGAACAACAAGAGAAGATCTTGGAATTGTCGAATAAAGCGGTGGTTCCCGCCAATATAACAAACATAACGAATAATACGACGACGAATACCAACAATAATATTAACTTTAATATGTTCTTGGAACAGTATTGTAAAGACGCAATCACCATCCAGGATTTTATTAAATCCATCAAAACCACACACGACGATGTCCTTTATCTTACAAAACACGGAAATCGCGAGGGTGTTTCGAAAATCATCACTGCCGCACTTGATCAATTATGCATTACGGAGCGTCCGATTCATTGCACTGATACTAAGCGTCACACAACTTATATAAAGGACTCGGGAGGCTGGAATAAAGAGCAATCTCAGGCGAATTTGAAGAGGCTATGTAACGATACCCAACATAAGTGTATGCAGACCGCTGTCGAGATTTTGGAATCGAATCCGAATTATAAGATCAACGGAACGCCTGAATACGAAGAACGTATCAAAATGATGGCGGAAGTCACGACGTACGCCGACGAGAATCAAGTGATTCGGACCATTGAAGATAAGATGCATATAACCAAAGACATAATGTTACAACATGTCGGCAAGTAAAAATTGAAACTGATAATTACGTCAAATTCAACGTAATTATTTATAGAAATGTCGCAAGATAACATCACCGTCGCTGACATGATTAAAGGTCTAACTCTGGATCAAACAAAGGAAGTTTGCAGCCGTTACGTCAAAGGTAAGATTTTCCATACGCGTACAACATATGATTCGGAGAGTAACCCCGATTCTGAATTACATGTCCACGAAAACTTGATCGATCTTTTACCAGGGACGGATTACGAAATAAACGGAATCCATGAATGTATATGGCATAGAATATTCGATGATATGGAGCACGCACTTCCAAACGACATCGACAATGTTGTTGAAACCAAGGACTCGATCTTGAGATTATATGATATATTTAACACGGTAAAGACGGGATATCCCAAGTTTGACAACAAAATGCGCGAAATCGGAAACGCACTTAGAAACAAACTACTTTCGTATCATATAAATAACGAAAATCGCGATCAAAAACAGTGCGATTAATAAGGTCAATAATAAATCTTGTGCGTGTCCATTTTCATAATTCATAAACGATTCAATAATGTTTTCTTCGCATTTTTTTACCGTTTCTGGGTTTTCTTTATGCTCTCCGGCTAAATGAGTGACAACGGTTTCTTTCATATTATTAACACAATTGTTATTATTCAAAACATGATAAGGCAGAATTTTTATATGCCTAGAATAGTTATCATTATTGATAATATTGTTTACAAACGAACCTTGTTCGTAGGCGTCACCGCCCCAGGTTGAATCCGTTTTCCATGTTTTTTCATTTTCTTTTCTCCAGTCGGACGCGTCAAATAGCGATTTCCATTCTCGCATAATTTCACGACCCTTTTTGTCGTTTTTAACAATAAACGATCC